CGGTCAAGGACTACGCGCGCGTTCGTGGCTTCACCGGAGGCCCCGATGGTGGGTCGTTGCTCGCGACGGAGGCAGCATGACGCGCGAGAAAACGATCGAGCGGTTTGCGTGTTTCTTGGCTGGCTTCTGGGGGCAGGCGGCGGGCACCGGTGATGACTTGCGCGATGCTCTTTACGGTTCCAACTCGGCGAACCGATCGGTCGCCGTGTTCGAGGCTCTCGGCCGGGGAAACGACGGCGCTCCGGTGGACTGGGCACCTGTCGGACTGGCAGAGCGAATCATGGATGAACTCGGTCTTTGGGACGAGCAAACCGTCAGAGCCTCCGTCCGTCGAGGTATCGCGATGCAGGCTCTTGGTCTGCGTCGAGTGCCCACCGAAGACCAGATCGAGGCCATCGATACCGTTCGCGAATGGAATAGCGAATGGTCCAGTGGGTTCGACCTTCGCCACGATGGTGCCCCTCATGTCGTGGCCAAACCGAAGAAGGCCGGAAAGTGACCGGCGCCGAATTCGATCGAGCCTGCCACTACTGCCACAAGGTATGGTCGACCGAGAAGCGGGGCGCACTCTGGGACTACGAAGAGTTCCAGTCGCGCGTACTGCTTTCGATGGTCGAGAAGCCGACCAAGACCATCGCCCTCCACTGCCTCCACACGCTCCGCGATATGCAGCGCGAGGAGAAAAGAGAAGCGGAGGTTAAGGCGCTGCTCTCGTTCGAGGCACAGAGACACGCGGTGGGCGATGTGTTGCCGGCAACGTTCGTTGTACCTCACGAGACCCGAGGAGGAGTGAGAGCGAATAGCGGCGGTCGTCGTCCCGGAGCTGGCCGCAAGCCCCGGGCCGCCTAATCAGCAAACCAGGGTATACATGGTGAGGGGCAGAGTCTTCTGTCCATCATCCCGCCGGGCGAATAGCTCGGACGTGCAGGCGAAACGCCAGGGCTCGCGCCAAGCCCATCCCAAGCCGCTCGGTACCGTTGCGGCGGTCGCACCCCGTGCCGCGGCGGGTACATTCCGCGGCCTAATTCCCCTGCCCGACACCAACCGCCCCGACCCGTTCGGCGAGAGCCGCGAAGAGTGGCTGCAAGAGCGTGAACGATGGGTCGAAGAGCAAGAGCGGAAGCGGTCTGGCGAAGGGTCGTCGAGCGACTCCGACGACTGCGAACCGTGAACGCTGGTTCACTGTGAACGCTGGTTCACTGTCCACGCCCGCGCGCACGACCACAGCCTAGGAAGTCATCATGGCGCGCCATCAGCGCCCCGCCCCAACGTCGGCCATCGCAGACGACCTGCCCGGCCCCGAGACGATCGACGCATCCGACAAGGACGCGCGCATCGAGTACCTCGCGGACCTCATGGTGCGAGGTCTGTACGTCACGCGCCGCACGTCCCGCGAACTGTCCGAGGTGTGGGGCATCAGCTACCGCACAATCGAGAACGACGCGTCGGACGCTTCCCGCCTGATTCGCATCGGTCCCGAGAAGCGCGACGAGTGGCGCGCACAGCAGCAAGCCTACTGCGCCGCACTCCGCGAGGAGGCGCGCAAGACGATGAGCACGACCACCGGGATGCCGGACTTCGGCGCGGTGGCTCGGTTCGTCGAGTTGGAAGCGAAGTTTGCGGGCGTCGACCTCGGAGAGACCGAGGCTACGCAGCGCGAACCGCTCGAAATCCGAATCGTCGATGCAGAAGACCATAGCGCTGGCGAGGCCGCAGAGAGCGGCGATCGGAGCGCTGATCCCGAATAGCACCGTCTGTATCCCCTGGGGACGCGGCGGCGGTAAGAGCTTCTTTCAGCGTCTCTTCTGGTACCTGCTCGTAGCGCAGTGGGACGGACGATTGCGGCCTGGCGCGGTGCGCCCCGGCGTCCGCATCGTGCTGCTGATGCCGACGCTCGAGCAGGCCAAGAAGGTTCACGCGACGCTGATGCTCGCGGAGCTCGAGAGCGACTGGGCCTGCCTCGGCGGCAAGGTCGACCGCACACAGTGGCGCGTCACCTTCCCAGGCGGCTCGTGGATCCAGTGGGTCACAGCTGAGCGCGCCAAGAACATCCGCGGCCTTCGCTGCGATGTGGTCTGCGTCGACGAAGCGGACGACATCGACCCGGAGATTCTCGACGCCATCGTCGTGCCGTGGTTCTCCGAGCCTCACTCGCTCCGCATCGTGCTGGTCGGCGGGACTCCGACGCGAGGCCGCTACGGCCTGCTGTATCGGACACACGCGCGAGGGCGCGACAACGCCTTCCCCGACCATCACACATTTCACGCCTCCTGCTACGACTTCCCGGCCTACGTCGACCCCAAGGCCATCGAAAAGGCCCGCCGCGAAACGCCCGAGGCGCTGTTCAAGCGTGAGTGGCTCTGTGACTTCGACGCGGCGGAAGGCCTCGTTTACTCGCTGTTCGACGAAGCGTTCCACGTGCGCGAGCCGCACCGTGACGCGGCGTGGAACGAATATCTGATCGGCGTCGACCACGGGTACGAAGACCCCGGCGTCATGCTGGTTGCAGGCGTTGCTGGCGGCGGTCGAGACGCGACGGTGCACCTGCTCTCCGAGGTGTACGAGCAGCACAAGACCGAATCGTGGTGGCTCGACCAAGCCGCCGTCCTGCATCGCGCCCACCCCGGCGCGCGCTGGTACGCAGACCCGTCCCGGCCTGACCGCATCGAGGCGATGCGCCGTCTCGGGCTCCGCATCGAATCGGCGCAGAACGCCATCGAAGGCGGCGTCGGTTCGGTCGCTGACAAGCTGGTCAAGCGGCCATCCGGCCCGACCGGCGAACCGTGGTCGAGGCTGTACGTCTCGCCCGGCTGCATCAACACGATCCGCGAGTTCGGCCTCTATCGCCGCAAGCGCGACCCTCGCAACCGCGAACGAATCCTCGACGACATCGAGGACAAGAACAACCACGCGATGGACGCCTTGCGCTACCTGATCTTCTCCCGCTTCGGAGCTGCCGCATCGAGCGTGTCTAGCTTCGACGGCGGCGCCGACTTCGGCTGGGGCTGACCATTGGCCCGCTCCGAAACCGCGCAGGAAGTCGCCCGGCGCATGATGTCGCCGCGCTTCGTGGAACTCGACCAGCTCGAGCGCTACGTGGTCGGCACGCAGTACGATGGGCGCGTCCCGTTCCTCGCGCAAGTTGACGTTCCGCTGCTCGAGAGGGCGCCGAATGTCGTCTACCCCATCACCGCCAACGCGGCGCGCTCGCATGTCGACTTCGTGCTTGGTGAGGGTCGCTGGCCCGGCATCTCGCTCGAGACCGACGAAGACGAGCAGGGCGCTGCAATCGACGACGCTGCGGCCGACCCGGTCGAGGCGCTGATCGGCGAGCTGACCGAGCACGCGAAACTCAAGCCGGTCTCGCGCGACGCCCTCGCGATGGCGCTCACCCAGCGTACCGCGGTGGCGCTTTGCAGCGTCCGCAACGGCCAGCCGCGGGTCGAGTTGCTCAAGCCTGGGTGGTGCACCGCCACCTATGACGAGAGCGGCGACGTCGCGTCGCTCGAGGTCTCGTACCCCTACGTCGAGACGTACTACGACGCGCAGGAGCGCCGCTGGAAAGAGCGGTGCATGCTGTATCGGCGCGTCATTGACGCGCAGGCCGACACCACGTTTCTGCCGCAGCCCGCGCCGACGCCGGGCAACGACCAGCCACTCACGTGGACGCCCGATCCGAAGGCAACGAGTGCGCACAATCTCGGCTTCTGTCCAGTCGTCTGGTACGCGTGCTGTAAGCCGTGCGGCGTCGTCAACGACGTTGACGGGCGCGCGATCCACGAGTCGCTGCTCGACGAGATCGACGCGCTGAATCTCGCGCTGTCGCAGCGCAATCGCGCCGCGCTCTATTGCGGTGACCCGCAGATGTGGGCAACGGGCGTCGACACCGACGGTTCGTTTGCGGCGCAAGGTCGCACCGCGCAGGTCAGCACCACCGAGGGCTCGTTCGCGATTGGTCCCACCGACCAAACGGGGCGCGTCACTCGCAGCCGCGGCGCACGGAAGAAGGGCGCCGGGGCGGTCTGGACGAGTGAACGCTCTGAGGCGAAGTTCGGCATGCTCACGCTGCCGGGCGACGGGCTCAAGGCGCTCGACGACCATATCGCAGATCTGAAGTCGAAGATCAGCGAGACGATGTCGCACGTCGACATCGACCTCGAAAACGCCAAGCTCGCCGAGAACGTCTCGGGCAAGGCGCTCGCGGTGCTGTTTCGCCGCCAGACCAGCTTCGACGACCGGCTGCGCGAAGACTTCGGCGACGGCTTCCTGCTCCCTGTCGTGAGCATGCTGCTCCGCATCTGCTTCAAGGTGCGTGACGGCATCTACGTGGACGGCGTGAAGGATGCGCTGCCGACGCTTGCGACGTTCGAGCGCGCAGTGGCTGGTGCGGACGCTCCGCGCTGGTTCGTTCGGCTCGACCTCTCCTGGCCGCCGTACTTCGGTAATGCGCCCGTGGACCAGTCCGCGGTGCTGAACGTGGTGACGGCGACGCTCGACGCGAAGCTGTGCACCCGCGAGATGGCGGTCGAAAAGCTCAAGACCGAGGGCGTGATCGACTACTCGTGCACGACCGCTGAGTTGCTTGAGCAGATCGACGACGAGAAGGCCGAAGCGGTCGCGAACGCGCAGGCAGCCATGCCGCCGGCCGCTCCGTCGCAGCCTCCCCCGTTCGCTCCCAAGACTGACCCCGCACCGCCTCCACCGATGAATGATGACCGCAGCGCCTCAGCTTGAAACCTGCTCGTGCGGGTCGACCGCGCATCCCGTGCAGGAGCTCGGC